CTAAAGCACAATGGGTTATTAGTGAATATGCTGAACACCAATCAACATTAGGGAAATTATGTACAGATGATGCGAGCACGACAGGATCTCTTGGCGAAGAAGAGTCCGTCGCAACAAAAAAGTTAAATACTCACAGATTTGGAAGTTACTATTACATCAGAAAAGAAGACGTTGAGGCTCTCCAAAAAGAGAACAGAGAGTTAAAGACAGTTATATCTAATTATCGAAACAAAGATCTATTAGGAAATTCATTAGACTATGCCATTAAAGCAAATGACAAATTACGGGCTGAGATCAAAGCCAAGGATAAGCAGATAAATAACCAATCTCTTACTCTTGAAACATTCACAGAAGTAATCAAATCCAAAGTTAAGCAAATCAAGAAACTGGAAGAAGACATTGCTGAGTATAGAAAACATTTTAGTTAAAGGATCTGATAGACAGCGGTAGTGAGTTGGCGAACCAGCTTATGGAGCCGCAAGATACGGTGAGTCTATCGGAAGGCTAATGGATCTATAGCGTTCAAACTCATTAGCCAATGACTGGATAGGTGATGCGGTCTCATAGGCTGTGTCTCCAGGCGACACAATAGGTTATGACGCTGACCTGGCCATCACTTATCCAATCAGTTTATTAGTTAGGGCGTGACATGGGTACGAGGAAGTTTCTGCTAAGGCTCTTCCTATACGCAGGTTCGATTCCTGCCACGTCCACCAATTTAAGGCTAATGGGCTTGCGGAATTAACCGCACTTAGGTTCTTCGTAGTGCCTAGGCTCTTTGGGTTCATTAGCTGAATGAGGGGAAGACGGTGCGGCAATACGATTGCGCTAAAGGTAATCGCGGCTTGCCCAGCCCGTGTTAGCCGGGCCGCCGTCTGAGCCTCAGCTAAGTAAATGATAATAAGGAATCTGTTATTAACGAAATAGGGCTAAAAGATTAATATAGGAGGTGACTGATGACTAAGCACACTAAAGAGCCTTGGAGTCCTGAGCCTTGGAGCATGGGCACAAAGACTGTGGCAGATTCAGACGGGGGTTTTGTATGCCTACAAACATCAAGACAACCTAGAGCCAAGGCAAACATGAAACGAATGGTTACCTGTGTCAACAGCATGGCAGGCATCTCTAATCCCCAGGCATATATAGAGGCAGTAAATCATTTGGAGCAAATAAGTACTCAAATTTCAGATCTTTATGCAGGTCATGGTGGTTACTACGAAGATTTATACGAAGCCCTTAAGAAGCTAGAGGAGGCTAGGGGATGAGTGAACAGAGAATGACTAAATCTAATGGATACATAACGCATTGGATTGAATATAACGAAGAAGAAATACAGATGTTTTGGGATACCAAAGGTCAAGGGCACCATGAAGCTGTTCATAGGGGTGGTTGGTGCGTAGTGATCCCATGTGATCTTAACCAAGCGATAAAATATTCTCTTTGGTTTGTACATAAGGCTTTTGCAATTCCTACCTGTACTCATTACAACGGGGAAACCCTCTCTCTTTATTGCGGTGATGCCGGAAGCGGGGCAAGCAATCTTAAATCCAGAGTAGAAGCGTTTATCGAAGGGGCTAACTCCGAAACCGTAGCGAGCCGAAAGGAATGACTTTTCTGTAAAGAGACGAGCCCAACAAAATGTACAAAGAACTGATTGACTGGGTAATGATTCAAGAGAACGCTATCTTAGTAGCCTGCTGTGGATGGACCTTTATCTTTGGATTCTTACTTGGCCGCACAGTTAGGGAAAGACTTGATTAAGTTATTGATGCAGTGTCAATTTGAGGGGTTCATAGCAGGATTAATAGTGGGGCTGATATGTGGGTGGACTTTATTTTAGCGATAGGAATAATGCTTTCCTTTTCATTAATGATATCAGTGGGTCTGTTTGTAACTATCGGATTAATAGCAGCAATAATAGGAAACTTGAAATGAGACAATTAATATTATTTCATCTGTTTTCTATTTTACTGGTAACTATATGGATCATTTATCAGACTTATAACTTTACTGGACCCGTGTTTGGTTATGATGCTTTTCTGGAATACTGAAATTTGGCAGTGGGCTACAGGATTCTTGAACCTACTGTTAGTTCTATATGTCCTACACATTGGTTTAATCGCTCCTATAGTAAGAAAAACCAGTTTAAAACTTAGAAAAATTATCCATTCTTTTCGTAGGTCAAATAATTTCTTATGTCTATCCTACTTAATCGTATTAACCATTGGTATTATTCTTGGGAGGTATAGCAGATCGCTCTAATAGACAGTGAAGGCAAAGTATTCGGGAAAATTAACATCATCGATTTTCTAGTGATTGTATTTTTAGTTAGTTCGATCCCTACATTTATAATTGTTTACCATATTATGGCTGGAAAAAGAAGAGCAGCAATTGAGGATATGGGAGCTGTCACACTAGCAAAGACAAATTGGCAACTCAGAACGAAAATTTATGTAAGGTGGGAAATACCTGAACAATATCTGGAGTTTGCTGTAGAAAATAAAAAATTCGACAAGGTAGAAGCATCAAAAAAATGGGTAATGAAAAATTTTACTTATATTCAAGTAGATTATCCTGGAATTTATTGGGCTTATTCCTGGGAGATTGGAGATCTCCAGTATGTCACTGGTAAAGAAGTTACACTAAATCAATTAGTCGGACAAACAAAAAGATCAAAATTTCCAATGATATTGCAGGGGAAAATCATGAAGATATTAACCGAAAATGAATGGAAGAGAATACAATGAAAAAACTGGGGATTACATTTGGAATCATTCTTATTGGAATAGGACTTTATCTGGTTCATCCGGGTCTACTTCTTGCAACGGTGGGGATCACTTTAATTGGAATAACCCAAGATATTCATCAACTATCCAAATATAGAAAAGATCGTGATGGCTAGACAATTCAAAACAATAGTCAGATGCAAAACCTGTAACTGGCCATTAATTAATACAGTAAGTGGTGAAATGGTCTGTATCTGCTGTGGCAAACATATTAGGAGCTACCATGACATTAAAACTGAAAGCCAAGAGATGGAAAATAGGGGAAAACCTGATCGCCGAATGGACAGGTGATGAGTTCTATTTTGTGGGATATGACGGTAACCCTGTGCAAATAGAGACGTTAGGAAGAAAATCCATGTATCTCTTATGGCAAGGATTAGATGGAATCTACCAAAAGGGCTCAAAATCACCTTCTAAGCCACGATCTAAAGTCCCGCTGTCTGGGGTCGAAATAACCCACAAGAGCCCTTAGAGAGGCCAATACGGACCATAAATTGTATGTTAAACTACAGTCGTTGTTAACAACAAATAGGAGGTATCTCAATGAGATATGCACTGCTGGCTGCGGCACTTCTGTTGATTCCAACAGGAGCTTATGCAGCTGAATCAAATCCGTTCATTTCTGCGGCACCTTTCTACCGGAATTCTGATAATCCCATGCTGGATGATGGGGTTGGATTCTCGGTAGAGATCGGCACAAATGTGGAATCTGTTGAAGGGCTTAGCGTTGGGTTGGAACTCAACCATGTAAGTCAGGATCTTACGAGTCCATTTGGGAATCTTGCTTTCGGAGATGTGGATACTCTAGGATTGTTCGGGAATGTCAGCTATGACGTAATCGAACATGACAAAATCAATGTAGCTCTCACCGGAGGAATTGGATTTCTTAAGGTAGATACAGATAGTTCTATTTCTGGTCTATCTTTAGATGCAGATAATACATTGGCTCTGAAAGCAGGAGCGGAATGGAGCTGGAATATTCACAAGGGTGATGGTTCAGACAATAGATTTGAAGGAATTGATATCTCTGTATTTGGAGAAGCGACTTATATGTCCGCCGATACAGATGTAGAAATTTCTTCTGGAGGACCCGCACTCGTAGCAAAAGAACAAGATCTTGATGCCACAGATGTTAAGATCGGTATCAAAATACTAATCTAAGTCTGTCCCAAATGCCGTCGATTGACTGCTCAAGGGTGCTTCCCTATACACCTCCCACTCTTAGAGTAAAGATAGCCCCTCAATCGGCGGCATTCCCTACTTTATTGGCAAGGATTGAAAGTAAGCATTTTGGGATTGAATGACGTATGGGGTAGGTTCCCCATCCACTAGGTAGGTAGGTTCAATAATTTCTTTGTACTCAAATCCAGCAGGATAAAACCAGATCTCTCCGAGATTATCCTCAGATACGTTTCTCCAACTCTTCGATACGTTTGTGAAGCTTCCGCAGCTTGTTATCATACCTACGAGCAAGACGAGCAAACTTAGGCTCAAGAGGATTCTGAATCGCATTATTTCTGGCTTGGTAGAGTTTTTCATAAACAGCAGCCTTCTTCTCTCTTAATGCAGCAATCTTTCGTTTAGGGTCAGTTCTGTTTAAATAAATTCTAGCAATCGCTTGCCCGATTACTGCAAGAGATTTCCACGGTACAGTCATTTACCCTTCAAGGCACTAAAGATCTCCTCTAACTCCTCTTTACTCATTACCTTGTCTGCTAAAGCTTCCTGAAACAATTCAACAGCTTTAGTAATACGCCCTAAAAATCTCAAGGCAATACCACCAAATATTGTGAATATTGCAGCCACTATGGCCCATAGGTCCATTACTTCCTCCTTTGAGTTAAATCCCACTCAATTCGGAATTTCTGATTGCTTCCCACTTGAACGAAATCTTCCTTCATCGAAACTCTACCGTCAGATAACTTTAACCAAGTAATCATATCTGCATTAGAATATCCAAAAATCATTTTAACCTCAGGATTGATCTCTCTTAAATAATCTTCAGCTTTATCCTTAAATAATTTAAAGTCAGGCATCAACAAAGACTGTAACGTAATCTGCATCTCCCAAATATCATCACTATACCAAATTAGATTGACACAACCTCTAGCCTTTCCATTCTTATCCTCATACCAAAGAGTTTTAACTCTTCCAAAGTCCCTAATATAAATCAGACAAAATGAATTCTCAAAAAGTTCTCTATGACCAACAACCTCAACTGTCATTGAATCGAACTCCCCATTAACCTATTCAATATTCTATCTAATTTCCCCTCATGTCTATCAATGTCTGACTTATAATCAGTTTTGAACTCTTTGAAATTCTCAATGTGACCAGCAACCTTTTGTTCAAGTCCTGCCATTTGAGCTGGTAACTCACTGAGCTTCTTCTGCTCATTCGCTTGAGCACTTACCTGTGCCTGTAATGCTCCACCTACAGAAGCAAGACCAAGTAAAAAAATGATAATAGGTGCCACTTTCCAAAGATCTACTTTTCTCTCAGGCACAGAACTCCCTTTCTATCTTAAGGTATGACTATGACCGGGCCACCGGGTACAGTCCGATCAGTTTTAATCTGATCCTTAATATCCTGTTCAGTAAATAAGGCACCGCTAGTAGAGATGACAGTCACAATAGCTGTTAATAGTTCACCGGAGCTAAAGCTACCATTGTCTATTGCTGCATCAGATCGAGTCTTCAGATCTGCCGTTATCTTTGCATCAACGGCATCTTTATCAATCGTGCTCATTTCAACCGGAACACCTGCGTCCACTTCGATATGCCTGATGGCTAGAGTCATTGGGAATCCTGCCGGCATAACGGGGTTAATTAGGACTCCAGCAATTGGAGTATTGATATCATTTGGATCTGTAATGTAAAGAGAAGTATTGGCTATTTTAATATACCTAATCGCCTGTTTAGTTATCTCATCGAAGAATAGAATAGGTGCTGCAAAAACAGATCCTGTAAATAATAATGTAACCAGTAGCGTCATCCATATACTTTTCACAAGGGTAATCCTCCTCCTTGAAAGACTGGTGGACCGTTTGCATTGCCAGTAGTAGTTGACGACTCAGCTGCATCATTTCCAGTACCACTCAGATCAATCTCAGTTCCACTATTGATCCACATTGGAAGAAACGTAACAAGTCCATTAGCAATAATTCCAGGATTCCAGAACACCTCGTTTACTTCCCAAGTAGCCAGTACTCTATCGTAAGTAGATTGATAAGCCATCTGTCCATCGAACGTACCAGTTCGTGAACCATTATTACCTATCTGAATATCTGCATCTTCTGCATCTAAAGTTCCTGTAGGTGTTTGTGGTTCACTTTCTGCCAGTAATATGCCATCCACATACATATTCGCATCATTAGCGGTTGATCCATAATCATAGCCTACAGCAATATGTTGCCATACATTAAGACCAACTGAACTATTTGGAGTTACCCACTGACCAAAATCACCATTCCATCTGCGAGCATCCAGAATAAACGCATCATTAGTGCCTCCACTTACATCAACCAGAAAAATCCTATGACCATCAAGCCCTGCATCTAATTTATTTATAACTCTCCCAAAACTATCCTCGCCCCATCCATCCTGAAATATCCAGATAACTTCTGTAAATGTATCTAGATCATTTATAGTAGAATTTTGAGTAACTGAAAGAAGACTATCCGCATTATCCCAATCACGAGATGACACAACTGCAAAAGCTGAAGAACAGAACAGAAGAGATGAGATTAGTATTGTCGAGATTAGTTTTGTCATGTTCTTGGTATCCCTATTGCAATTCCTTTGGCTCTGGCATCACCCACTAGATTATCGGTTCCCGGATTCGTAGAGTCTGCATCTCGACACACTACAGCATCCATCACTTCGCTTGCTGCCCATCCAAGATTACTCACTGTTTCAGTCCATGTAGTAAATGTAAGCTGACCAGCAGTCCCTTGAGTCGTATCAGCGGCAGCAGCCTCAGTGGTTAGTGACGCATCAGGATCAGCACCTTCTGCCACACCTCCATTATGTCGAACATCCCACAGCGCATCATTGGTTGTAGCTGCTGCTGAATACCACGGCAGAGTAAAAGTAACTGTTGCGCTGGTGTCAATATCCGGTGGTATAAATAAAGTAACTGTTCGACACTCATCAGTGGTGTCATTAAAGTCAACCACCAACTGATCTATATTTGTTCCAGCATCCTTAGCAATCGGTGGCACGCTATCAGCAGCTTCCAGTGGTAGTGTGGCAACGAATGGAAGCCAATAGGTTTTGACTGAATTAGTATCTGTCCCTCCAGCGTCATCCTCCCAAGTTAATGTTCCTCCACCATTTGTTGAAAGGAGTTGACCAGAAGTCCCATCAGCTAAAGGCCAACGATATTGGACATCTTCACTAGGTGTCCCGGCAACAAACAACGTATCAAAAGTTCCACCCTCCCATGCGACTACTGATCCAGATACTGTTCCAGATGCATTCGCATTAACCATTGTGATACTGCCTGTAGTAGTATCATCTGAATCATTCACTAAAAAAGCATCATCTACATCCGCTGTAATCGAACCTGCCCCATTAGTGATAGTAAGATTCGTCCCACCTGTAATAGCTGCAAGAACTGGATCTGCCCCTGTAGACCCTATTGGTAGTTGTCCGTTTGTTGCTTGAGCCAAAACTGTCACTGCTCCAGCTCCAGAGCCAAGCACAATTCCTCCATCAGTAAGAGTCGATACTCCAGTTCCACCGTCTGCTACAAGAAGATCTGTAATCCCAGTAATCACACCAGAATCAATGTTTACATTGGTAGTGGCCTGACTTGCCATATCCCAGGCTCCGGCAAGAGCCCTGGTTCCATCAGCCAAAAGATACTGAGTATGGTCATCATCTCCAAGCCCGGAAAGATCAGCTCCATGATCTATCGTGCCATCAGCTTGAGATGTGAGCGCAACTGTACCTGTAGCATTTGGAAAGGTGATAGTCCTGGCTGCTGATGGATTCACAAGAGTTAAAGTCAGATCATTGGCATCATCTGAGGAACCTTCCATAATGATCGTGCCACTAGTGTTGATGGTTAGATCATTATCAATGATCGTATCCTGTAACTGAGCAGCATAAGACATAGGAGCCATTGATATGGCCAACATTAAAGCCAATAAGAGTTTCTTCATGTTACTTCTTTTTTCCCTTTTTCTTCGTGCTACCAGCCAATCCAGCCCTAACTAATGAAGTATTTCTTTTCTTGGATCTAGGCCGTCCTTTCGGAACAATTATTCTAGCCATTACTTACTCCTCTCTAATTAATTTTGTGTGCTTCAAGAAAAGTATTTTCTATGGTAACACCTGCCTCAAAGTCTAAATTACCACCACTATTCTGAAATCCAGTAGCAGTAATAATATCATTAACCTCAAGTTCACCTGCCCAATTACATACTCCCTGTGATCTTACATCCGCCATTACTCTACAAGTAGCAACATCAGAACCATTTTTCCTTATTGTGAGAACCCTAGTACCACTACCATTACCTTCCCACTCTGTCACGAATAATGCTGAATACTTACCCGCTGTATTAATCGTGATTCTCTCATTATTAGTGACATTGTCGTGCATTGAATCAGTATCGTACAATTCGCTGTCCCAAGTGATAACAGTACCAGTGTTATTAGATATACTCTGACTTGCTGATTTTGTTACTTTGGCTGAGATGTCTCTAATCTGATCAAACACAGCGTTCTTAGTAGCGGCTTCAAGCAGCCCATCCCAAGATGAATCGAAGACATCATCAACTAGAGTAATCTGACCGTTAACTTCTAGAAGCGTAGCAGGAGTTTCTGTACCTATACCTAGTAATCCATCAGCGGTTAACCGCATTCGTTCTACTGTATTGGCTAAATCTCCATCATCAGATGGATTGTTTTTCCATGCCATAAAGTCATCAAATAAATGGATGAATGATAATGGAGCTGGAGAGTATTGAAGTAATGATGAAGAATTTGGCCCATATCCTCCAGTCTTATTCCATGTAGTCGATGCTATATCAAGAGTAACACTACGAAAAATTGGTGTTGCTGGAAAAAGTACTTCGTCTATTTCTCCTCCAGCATCATTATAAATCGCTATAGATGCGGTTGCATTGCTTCCAGAATTTAAATTAATAATTCTTGTTCTTGATGTGTTGTTTACATCATCACTATGAATAACTGTCCATTCATCAGACAAATGAGGATTTTTATCTCCTGCACCACCTAACGTAATAGCTCCAGCCTTATCAATATCGAAGAAAGTATGGAACACTAAAATAAAAGAAATAATAAAAACAATAGTAAACGCAATAGCTGCTAAGAAACTATATCTAATTATTCTAAATAGAATACTGCTATCTATTTTTTCCATTTATTTCCTCTTACGTCTAATTATCTTTTTAGGTGTAATCTTTTTCTCTTTAACATCTTTGGCATTGACTTTTATTTTTCTAAAAGCAATTTTCTTTCGTGTAATTTTTTTCGGAGTAACTTTTATTTTTCTAAATCTTCTCTTACCCATAAATCACTCCTAGTTCAAGTCAGCCCTATTATTCTCTAACCATTCTGATTCACCAGAATCCCACATCATACCTATGTTATCGTTATTACCTATAACAAATGAAACTCCACCAGCTAAAGCAAGGCCAGTTCCATCATCTAATGTAACTGTGTTAGCATCACTTACTCCCTGAAGAACGACGATCTGACCATCACTTGTTCCAGCTACTATTTGCGGATCAGCTGTAATATCTATTGCACCGCCATCACCTTGAATTCGCATTAAGGCGTTAGTCACTGTAATGCCACCTGCAGCTGTAATACTGGTATCTGCTGAAGGTGTATAGATTAACCTATTGCTAACTACAGTATCACCAGTCCCAGAGGAGCCAGTTTGTTCTATGAACTCACCTGTAGTAAGAGTATCCCCGGTAACTTGAAGCTTCTGAGTGTTTGGTTCTGCATCTGCTCCAATACTGACATTATCGCCTGATGTAGTAAGCCTGACTGTAGAACCATCATCTGTCCATCCAGATCCTGCACCATCAGCTGCCCAGGTTAAGGTGCCTCCTCCATCTGTCTGCAGCTGTTGACCACTAGTACCGTCTGCAAGAGGCCACCTATATTGAACGTCTTCACTGGGAGTTCCAGCTATGAACAACGTGTCGAAAGCTCCCCCTTCAAAAGCGACAACAGATCCAGTCACAGTATCTGAAGAAACATCCCAATCTCCTCCTACAAGAACATTCCCATCTCCATAGGTAAGAGTTGTGTCTGTTCCTGAGACATCAAAGGTATGCACATTTGTAGCATTCCCACCAGCCCCCCAGGTAGTTGCTTCTACCTCTGTGGAATCGAAATCAACAGTAAAGGTAGAATTAGCTCCAGCATCAGTTAGGTCTATCGCAATTCCAGCCGTAAGTACTCTCTCTTGTGTCAGTGATCCATCATTAGAAAGAGTCACATATTCAGCATCTACAGGTGCGCCGCCTCCAGCACCGTCATCAGCTTCCCAAGTAAGCGTCCCACCAGCATTCGTATGTAAAACTTGTCCTGCTGTCCCATCAGATAAGGGCCATACATATTGAACATCTTCAGTAGGTGTTCCTGCAACAAACAATGTGTCAAAAGTCCCGCCCTCCCAGGCAACAGTTGTAGCTGTCAAAACACCGGTGGAAACAACATCTCCAACAGTCGCAAGTGAAAAGGTTCCATCTACGTTATCTGTAAGACTCCCATCGGAAACTTTAAGTATCTTGGATACAGTAGCTGGTGTTCCATCTTCCTCCTGAATCTTCCAAACCTTATCTCTTCCTTGAATTGGAGAACTGGTAAATCCATAGACAGATTGAATACTGCTCGTAAGGAATATGGATATAATTGCTAAAGATATGAACTTTCTCATAAAACAGGCCGCTCTCTCTTCTTGGATAACCCCAAAACATTGGCAGTTTCTCTGACTGCCGTAGCTTTACCTACTGGCGTTGAAAGAGGTCCAGTAATAGGTCTGCCAGCTGCTTTAAGAATAGCTCCTGCAGCTCCTGCAGCTCCACCTGTTCTCTTAATAGAAGGCCCAGAAATTACCATAGGTAACTGACCAGAAGTTAATGGAAGTGGGATAGGAGCATTCAATCTATCTGATAATGCCTGATTAGCTGCTTTAAGATTTCTGTCTGCTATCTCAATCTCATCTGTTGATCTTAAACTGTCATCAATAAAAGTAACACCAGAATCAACTTCAACTCTTCTAAGAAAATCAAGCTCATTGGGAGTCTTTCCAGACAAACCTTTCATCGTTCGCCCTAATCTATCCGTAACTTCAACATCCTTAAATGCCTTAAATGATCTAATAGCATCATTCAATGGATTGATTTGTTCGGCATACTCCCTATTAAGAATTCTTAAATCCTCTGTACCAATAGCATCTTGAAGAACTGTACCTATATCATTCATTACCTGACCCAGAAATCTATCTTCTGCATTGGCTCCAGATACTCGACTTGTGAAGGATGACTTCTGTAATTTCCGAAGAGACTTAACAACATCATTAAGTTGCTCCGGTAGAAAATCTCTTGATATCTGCTCCACGGTTTCCTCTACAGCTTTTGAAGGAACAAGAACCTCACCAAAAGATCCCAAGATAGGAGGCTTAACTTGACTAGGAGTAGTCAAAGTCTCTGAAAGATTGCTAAATATCCTGAATACTTCTTTCTCACCTTTAGTCGCTTTTGCTAGTCTATCTTTAACTAAAGCTCCAGTATCATCAAGAATCCCAACCTCTTCTAATCTTCCACCAAGACTATTAATAAGATCATCACCAGGAATTGGTCCTTCAACACCAGCAAATATTTCTTCTAATCTGGTCCCATAATCTCTGAAAATTTCTTTCCGTCTACTCCTCAATCCTTGTTTTACTGCAGGAACCTTTTTATGAATAAAGGTATCAAAATTATTCTGTCTCTTAATTACTTCTGTCTGAGCCTTTGTCACACCATCTTTCAACTCTCCGAAAACAGCCTTAGATATACCCTTTTTAACTACAGTAAATGGAATTCTTGCAACTCCAGTGACAAGATCAACAGTCTTAGCAATCGCATTCACAGGAAGTTCTGAAGTCGCTCTTAGCCCCTTAGATAAAATACGGATAGCTTTTGGAAGATTCTTTGCTTGTCCCGGCCCCAATAAGGCACCAAACCCAAGAGCTCTAGAAGCAATCTCTCCAAATCCAGCCGCTCTCGGCACATCCCCTATCTGAGCCGGTCTTTCCCCTCTCAACGTAGCCCCAATGTCCTCTGAGATACCTCCAATATCCCCACGCTGAGCCCCTAGCAGGACATCAGCGGTCACCCCTTCTCCTATCTCAAATCCAGCCCCAAGTCCCTGAACAGTAAGACCCATAGCCTTTACAGCAGCTCCAGCCGGATCTTCTCTGAGAGGAGCCAGAATCCCACGACCTCCAAATTCTTCCTGAGCTTCACCCAACCCCTCTTTTAGTCCACCAACAAAAGATTCTCTCCCTGCAATACCTCTCTCTGCTTCAAGACGTAAAGCTTCAAGTTTTTGACTAGGACGTAATTGTTCGCCAGCAGGCAAAACTGCTGTAGGTTCAATGGCTGGTTCTTCAGCTTCTAAACCAATTAATTGATCTATTGGGATAAGATTAGACTTCTTAATCAATTCATCAATAGGTATAACAGCCACTAGACTTCATTCCCTTGAGCATCAACGAAAATACCTTGATCTTCATCAAATCCAACAGCTCCTCTACCTTTAGCATCAGAAGCCTCTTGAGCAGTAGGAGTGCTGTCTTCAGTTACTTCTGGACCTAATAATGAATCAATCTGTTCTGCTGTAAATGTTTGCCCCTCCTTCTCGAAACCCTCTTCTGTAACTGCAAATCCTAAAGATTCAGCACCATCTAAACGCCTCTTAACTCTTCTCACAAAACTTTGTAATTCACGCAAAGCCTCAAAATTAATCTCACCAGTTCTTCTAAGTGAAGGTAATCTACGTTGAATAAATTCAATCTCAGTCCTTGTTAATTGCTTTCCACCTTTAGATGTAACAAATTCATTTTCAATAATATCTAATGCAAGAGTTATCCTCTGTGCTAAAGGATCATCTTTAAAAGTCATTTCTTTAGCAAATCTAACACCTTTACCTGCTAACGGTATTCTCCCAAAAGTAGAAGCCTCAACAGCTTTCTTAAAACTAATATTTTCTGGATCATTCCCTGTTAATTCAAAAATTCTACTAATAGCCTTATCTACTTCAGCTGCAGATTCTGAAATTAGAACCTTTGTAGGAAGCTCACCCTTACCAGCCACCTTTGCTTTCTCTTTTGCGAATGTCTCTTCTGCGCCAGCCTGGGTCTTTCTAGCTTGTTCTTGTTTTCGCTCTTCTTCAGTAGGCAAAATCTTACCCTTAATAGTAGTTCCAGTGAACCTATTCTTCTGAGTAATATCGGTAGGCCTCACCTCTCTACCATCAGCAAGAGGTTGACCTGTGCCACCCACTAACGGAGCTGCGCCTTCGACTATTCCACCACCAGCAAGCATTCTTGGAAATTGAGCGGGAGCACCAGTAGTTGGTTGTGCCCCAGCAGCAGGTCCATCTTCATCCAGCCCAAGAACTTCTCTACCTTTTGGAGTGACAACCCCTAAACTAGCAAATACCTTCTCCAGCCCAGAGGCAAGCTCCTGTTCTTCCTGCCGCTTCAGAGCCTCTTGTTCTTCACGTTTCTTAGATCCTTCTCTCACAGAATCAATTAAAGCAGAAAAAGGATCTCCACCTTCTCGTCCTAACCGAATACCTTCTCTTAAAGACTGTCCACCGTTAGCCATATATCACCCCGCTAAAATAGCATCCTGTTCTCTTACACCTCTTCTTCGGTTCCTGCCTGCAAACTGTCTACCAGTCGCCCTACCTAACTTTGTAGTTGGTGCTTCCTGTTCTCGTTGACCAAGAAGATCTATTGGTTCTTGAGCAGGAACTTTTTCTTTACCGAATTCTTCAGCTAATATATCACCTAAAAACCCACCGGCAGTTTCTTGTAATCTCTGAGCCCCACCAATCTCTTGCCCTAAAAAGGTTTGTTCAATATCTTGTCTTGCACCAACCGCTCTCTCAACTCCACCAATCTCTCGTTCCCTAGCCCTAGTAGCTAAATTCTGCTGATCTCCAAGAAATCCTGCAATATCACCCCTAGCACCCCTCTGTTCTGTTAAACCAGCCCCAGTTACTCTCAAAGCTCTATCTATAGCTGAATTTCTAGCAGCCAATCTCTCTCTAGCACTCTTAACCGCAAGATCAATACTAGCCCGTCCTAATTGTTCAAACCGAATCCCGCCTTCAGGAACACCTCCAAAAACACCTCTCCTATTAGCTTCCTGATTCACTGTCTGTCGTACAAGTTCAAGTTCTTCAGCTAAAATTGACTCAAATCCACCCGATGGATCACTAACCAATTCTTGTGTTTTTGCTAAAGCTGTCCGACTTATCTGTCCAGTCTCGCCCAGTATTGCCTCACCAGAAAGTCTCGACCGCCTCTCAAGCTCCTTTCGTCGCCTATTCTCAAGAGCAAATGTTTCTCGTTCCCTAGCCTGTTCTTCTGGTGTCTGAGCCGTCGCAGCCCTAATCTCCTGAGAAGCCACATCAGCAGATCTCCTAGCCCTCTTAGATGCCGATCTTTGATCACTGCTTGCCTTGGCCGCTGTACCCGCACTAATAGCAGCACTAATTAAGAGGGATGGTGGCATGCTTCACCTGCTTTCTGATAAACAATAAATTTACTCTGATTTCTATTCGTTGATCCTATAAAACTATCTGGGAATTTCATCTTCATATCTGTCAACATTTCAGCCAAAACATGCCCCGTTCCAAATCTGGTTGCAGCATGTACAAAAACAATGTCATCACCATCTTCATTCAATAAATCTAAATCTTTAACAGGTTCTTCTAGTTTATCTGCATATCTTAAGAAACAATCCCTTGAAACCTTCTTGTAGAGAATGAATCCATTAGGATGAATATGAATATCAAAACTACCCACATAGGTTTTCAGCATTTCAAAGATAAACTTCTCAAAAGAAGTCTCTCTGTCACTCATTACTGAAAGTACATGCCCAAGCTTATCTATCATCTATTCTGTTGGACAAAGATATAGTCAATATCTACTCCATCCCCACCAGTCGTTTGATCATTTGTATGCATAAACCCCATATTTCCACTTACTATATTAGTTGTAATTTGAGTTGCAGCAACGGTGTCCCAAGTAACATCCACTGTAGTGGAAGTAATATCAATTTCAACAGTATGCCAGTCAGTATCAATAGCTTCCAAACTAGCGGTTGCTGTTATACCTCCTCCATCATTTACTATTACTCTAAAACCATTAGCTCCACTAGTAATCTCAACATAGATACCGTCTGTGGGTTGAGCACCATCAGGAGCACTCGCGTCAGGTGTCAATCCAATCCAACCATCTCTAGTGGTAGTTGCTCCAGTTACACGAAACCTCATCTTAAACTGAGGATTCTGAGCAACCTCAAAGATATGAGCAAAATCACCAGCTGCTACACCACTGCCATCCGCTAACCACATCATTGGATTTATTGCGCCATCAGATTCTGAGACAATGATGCCGCCTAATCCTTGATCGGTAAAAGCTACAGCACCATCCATAATGTATTGGTATTTACTATCAACAACTCTTTTTGCTCCACCAGCATCTTGACTTAATGTTGCAAAATCATCATAGAATCTAAATGAAGCTGTCGGATCAAACGTTGTATTAGTCCAACTTGGCGCTGCAGCTCCACCACTAGATAACACTTGCCCTGAATTTCCTGCAGACAGAACAGCAAATGTAGTTGCTCCAGTGCTATAAGTAATCTCTCCAGCACCTGTAAAATCAGATATCTCTGCAAAATTCTGAGCTGTCCAAAGTCCACTAATATTCTGTATTAAATCATTGTTTGCCGGACTTGCAGGAAATTGAAAATTAGTTACTGTAGCGCCAGAAGTAGTATTGATCGTCGCGTAATTAGACCCATCTGGTGCGAATTGAAGTTGACCACCATCCCACCTAAATCTAGCATCCGAAGCAGCAGCATCATTAAATGCAAATTCCTTGTTCCCAGCATTTCCATCACCAATAGTCAATGTATTACTTGTCGTAAGGGTAAAATCTTGATGATCATGGGCATTGTATTTAGTGGAAACTTCATTATTTCTGCTATTCTCATCAGCTGCACTAATAGTAGTCCCGCTTGAAGCAGACGGAGTAATACTCATACTATTTGTTGGATTTGCAAATACAGGAGTGCTAAACATTAAAACTGCTACTAAGGAATAGATAAATTTATTCATTTATTAGACTCCTAAATCCGCTGCCATGTCGTCGAACCATCAGTATTTACCCAAAATTCAAACGTGCCACTATTATTGTAGAAAACTGGTCTGCCAATTAGGCCTTTCCTTGAACCATTTGGGGCTGTAGTCGTAACTGGAAAAATCTGCCAATTATCGTATATCTCATCAAAATACTGTTGTGCTTCTAACAAAAAATCTTCCATAGGCGGTGGAGAGGATATCTCATCTGCTAAAGCATGAGTCGCAAAGAAAAGACAACCTATAATCAGATATTGTCTGATCGCTCTAAAAACATTGCCCATCCTTTTACCTCTGTCGGTTCATCTAAATTGGCATTAGAGAATCTGACCTGGAAAAATTCATTGCCTTTATCTAACTCTATCCGGCCTATCGTAAGATTATCATCTGCATAACTATCTACATCATAAACAGCTGTATCCCACAATGCACCAGATGCAGATAAAGATATAGAAGATGTTGTGCCAGTTGACTCAAAGTCACTCTTAACCTCAACTTCAAGATTGTAATTACCAGCCTGATTAGCATAAATTTTCAGAAGACGAAGAAATTTCTCAGTAGACATCTCAGGGAATCTAAACTGTTTGCTTTGATAGAAATCACTGATAGCTGTTCCAGCATCATTTGTTCCATCAGGATGCTTGGATACAAAACCGCCATAATCACCAAAAACAAGAGTTTCAGTACCATTTGATATATTCGCTACAGTAAAAGCATTTGAATTCATACCAAGAAACTTAGACCAAGCTAAATTGAAGGTATCAAACAAAAGAACAGTATCATTCTGACCAGCCCCGCTGGATGAAACTGATAGATAGTAATCATTATCGAATTCTTCACCAACAGCAAAAAAGAGTCTCGATTTATTGAGTGAATCAGTTGTCCCTTCAATCTTAGGATTTATCCTCTCAAGACCAAACCCACCATCATAGATATAAATATGACCTTCTTTAGACTGAAAAAATAACTGACCCAGAATTTGAACTATTGAGAAATTAGATAGAGTTCCAATTCCAGACACCATCCTCTTGAGTCTGAAATTATCCTTGTCATCCCCTGACAATCTCCAGATTGAATTATCAGTGAATATGTAAAGATTATCTGCTAGCTTTTCAAGACCACGGACAATTGATCCATCTGTAGTATCTACAGAGACATTGCCAGATAATCCGGTAGTCCAGTTCGATATGTCGCCAACGTCTGTAAATGATATGAGGGAAGGGTTTGAGGTATCACCTGCGGCAAATGCCATTCGTTTATGATAAGTAACATACTTTGCATCAGGAGCACCACTTACTAAAGTAGCATTACCAGCACCAGTCCATTCATATACTCCATTCGTTCCTAATCCATCTGTAAATAACGTAGTATCTTCACCAATGGTGAAATCAGATAAATCATTCTGGGTAACACTAAATGTTAACGCCCCAGTAATATCATCCCAAGTTCCATCAGGATCTCCACCACTGTAGTCCATCTTCCTGACAGTGTTATCTGAAAAGACAGCAACTAAAAACTCTGTTGCGTCTGCTTGTCTAAAATAATGAACACCATTACAGTCTGTACTCGCTCCAACACTAACTGAATTGAGCCTTGAAAAACCATCTCTTGTTTTAAAATTACCGCCCGTTGTAAAGACTACATTTTGAAGAGCAGAAGCTTCATTATCCTGTATGTCTATAGGCGAAAACCCATCATTCAATCCACCACTATTATTAAAGAAATCAAACCGAGTCCATTGGATATTTGCTTCAGCAGGTTGAGTCTGTATATCTAGCAAACTCGCTCCACCAATAAGTATAGCCAAAAGAGCCGATGCCCAAATTATGGACTTTCTCATCGGTTAACAATCCTTCCATAATTGCCAGGAATAGGAGGTTGATATTTGCCATCAGAAATAGGGAAGGGCAATCTTCTATATACCTTAGTAGCAGATACTCTTGATTTCCTGAGTTTAACTAGAAGTTCATCAAGACGATTCTCCAACCATCGAGAATGCTCCTTATCTTTTGAAGCCCAAACCCAAGCAGTGCCAGCGTCAATAAGAAACCATTGATCTTGTTCCGGCATATCTGGAAGATCCTGCACATTCTCAAGTGGAGCCGGAATCCTCTGATACCTAAAGTAAACATTCTGCGCTGACTGAGGAATATCTTTAAGAAGTAATCTGTAATTATTCAAATGTACTGTATAGGTAGCCAATGCACTAATCGTAGCAGTAAAAGTTTCATAAATAGTTATCTGCATAGCACTATCAACTGACTTCACTGTAAATACTGTTGTACCTTGAGTAATTCTTGTTCCTCTTCCCAATCCTTCAACAGTATCCCATGAAGTTCCTGTCCCAGTAAGAATAGAAGTTCCTTGAGTCGCCTCAACAGTTCCAGTTGTATACTCATCTTTTAATGATCCTATCAACGATGAAATGAACGGATCTCCTTCAGATGTCGTTCTCGCATCCAAAAGATCAAATACATCAGGATCTATGTCGAAAAGTGGAATCCCATTCTCAATCTGTCGTGGTAACCTATAATTCGCTAGGTCAGCCGGGAGTCTATACTCATCTTTATAAATATTTAAAGTGGCCGTTGCATCCGTATCCCCCTGATAGGGAACCTCAAGAACAAGATTTGTTGTATCTGTAACAGTCAGAATTCGATAATAGGCATTCTCTCCATTAAATCGAATCTTACGACCTTCTAATGCTGTTGTCCAAGATGTTCCTGTCCCAACCACAGCAGTACTAGCATTCGTAATAGAAGCCGTTCCTGTCGTATTAGGAGCCACAGTAGTAATAAAAGCATCCTGCATCAAATAAGGATGGCTCCAATCCTGAGCCCATAAATCTAATGCTCTCTGGATTGAATGCTGGACAAGAATATCCTTCTGTGTAACAGAAGTAATATCCTCAATAAGACCTTGTATAATACTGAATGTTTTTCTAGGCATAGTTAATCATTCGAGTATGTTAAAGACGCTCTATCATTCCAAACAAAAATAAAATCAGCAGTAAACGCCGATGTCGCATTTAATCTTGGCAATCCAACACTTATCTCATTTTGATCATCATCATAGATCCTCTTATAAATACGCCAAGAAGAGTCCCTATTAAGAGAGTTTGGAGCAGATATAGCAAAAAACTCCTCATTTTGATCAGAAGTATAAGCTCGTCTTACTTGAGTATCACCAAAATAATCTTCCGTTCTCTGAGGCATAATTTATCCCTCTTTACTTTTTCTTCTTTGCAACTGCATCAACAATGCTCTTTTCTAACTTCTTTGGATCTACACCAACATCATTTAAGGCAATCTCAAGTTGCTCAACCTTAAGATCAGTATCTCTAGCTTTCTCATCCACCTTAGCCTTTGATTTTTGAAGATCCTTTTTTTCATCATCAAATAGTATCTGAGCTTTCTTAAGTGAATCCCATTCACCTGCAATAAGTTCGGATTCACGTAAACGAGTTTCTATATCCTTCTCTTTCCTTGAAAGATCATTTTCTCTTGCTGAAAAATCTTTGTTTGCAGAATTTATACGACTCTTTAGATCCTGCTCCTCTTTAGCTAGAACCTTTCCTTTCTCATCTTTAAAAGCCGTCACTTCCTTTGTAAGGGCTTCTTTGACAACAGACATACCATTAATCTCTCTCTCAAGAGAAGATTTCTTTTCACCAAGACCAACAATCATTTCTAAAACGTCTTTAGACATGAGCCGCCTCCAATTCTTCTTTAGCCTGATACTTCGCAAGCTCTAAATCTAAATCTCTCTCTTTCTTTTCTAATTCACCAATCTTAGTCATCCATTGTTCCTCAAGAACTTTAAGTCTATCATTCAACACTTTGTTATTTTCATTCATTACATGCCCTGTCTTACTTAAGGCCTTGTTATCCTCGTACATAATCTTTGCTTCATCCATCAATCTATTAGCACGTTTCTCTACCTCAACAGAATCAGAAATCCTCTTATTTGCATCACAGATCTTATCATCCATAACTCCTAATCTGTTCTCGTTTTGTTCTAAAGTTTTTTCTCTCTCCCTTAACTTCAATTCCTGAGTATTTAAGGTTCTCTCTCTAGACTGAAGGGCAATTGCTCGTTTATTAACTTCTTCTTTTATCTGATGTTCATCCATCTTATCTTGAACTTTATTCTGACCCTGCATTTGCCTTAATCTTGATTCAGCATCCAACATCTGCATATCTAAATTATCTTTACGAGCAGCTAGTTGCTGAATGTCAGCTTCTAATCTTGTCTTTACTTCATTCAGTAAATCTACTTTCTCTTTACCGGAAGAAGTTTTCACTCCAGGTGGACGACCTCTTTTCTTAAAACTAGATTCTTTCATAAGTGTACGCCTCCAGAAAAGCGATTGTGATAATCGCTATAATTGACAATCCTGCTATCCGGCAAGGAAATCCAAACATCATATTGACAGAAAACGCTGTCAAACTTGCCAGATAAGCATAAACTAGATTTGATCCTTCGCATCTAATAACTCTCCACAGCAAATCCTTGAAATACAAAAACATAAGTACCAATAAAACCAATCCGCCTTCAAACCAAAACTGCAGATAATCATTGTGCGCTGCATGAGTTCTGCTGGACGATATAGAAGCTGACCAATCGTGCATTGAGAATGAACCTAATCCAAACCCAAATATGGCCGCCTGCTTAATATTCGTTAATATTTCACCCCATAAAGCCCAACGTAAAGGATCAAACCACTGAATACTATGAACTGGAGATCGCCACCAAACTACAAAGGCAACTAACCCAATTACTGATAGCGCATATTTCCATTGCTTCTTCAGTAGGAAGAACATAACAAGAGCAGCAATCAATGCCAGACTCGCTCCAAGTGAGGAACACATAATAACAATGAATATTACAAGGGCAAGACCTAATTTGTAATGCTTTTGAGGAAACACAAGGAAAAATGGTGCAACTATGGACATGAACTCTGCAGTCAGAAATGAATTGCCAAATGTAGTAAAAATCCGGTTTGTGTGCATCAATCGGTATGTCATATTGTCAAAACCGAATACCTGCAGCAATCCATATCCAGCAACCAAAGAACCAACCAGGCATATCCATCTGGTCAATGACAGCCATTCATCACTTGATATAGTGCATCTGACTAAAGAGACAACCAACAAGATGGCCAATAGAACATTCAAACTTGGCATCAATGTCCAGAACTGGATGATTGAACCTTCTGACATGAAACTTGCTAGGAAATACCAGGAGAATAGAGCCGTTATATAGACGCCAATAGCTGCTAAGTAACGATTCTTAAACTCTAGTCCATTTCTTCCTACCAAAGCCCATAAGACAATCATCCAACCTAGTGCAATAAACACTAGTTCCTTAGGCTTCCAGAAAGCATCTTTTTCAAAGAACGGCCAGAAGAATAATACACATAACGCTAGATGGGCTTTAACTAAATTCCACATAAACCTTGTGGGCCGGGGAAATCAGCCTAAACTGACCTCCCCCTAGCCCATCTTGGACTCCCCGCACGGATACTTAGTCTCCGTTTGTCGGATTAATCCATGTCCACAACAAGGCAAAATCAAGGCCCTTGCCATTGTGTGCTTCCAACGAAACGCCTAAGTTTGTACCTGTACCTAACTGACCAGCTACAGTAGAAGTCCCAACAGCTTCACCAGCATTAGTAATCGCACTAGTTACACCAGCATATTGAACCTGAGCCGGGCCTCTGGTTATAATCCGCATTGGAAATCCATTAGCTGTACTGTCATCTTGCACAACCCCTGCAGCCATAATACTATTAGCAGAAGTCGTCGTAGTGACATGAATCCCCAACGTAGATCCCGCAGTAGCGGTTGTATCCCAAATCACAACAGCGCCGCTCGAAAGCGTAGCTCCTGAATTGTTCACAACGACTGCTGTTTCTTGGAGCATTTTGTAGCGAGTACCGTCTCCGGCAGCGCCACCCCAAGCGAAGGCTAAAGCAGGAAGCGACAATACCATAGCCGTCGCAAGTAGAAATCTTCTCATTACTCTCATTCCTTAGCCTCCTTGACTAATTAGTGTCTCCATTTAGAAGAACACCGCCATAACGCAGACCTGTATCTATTTGCTGTCCAGCCCAATAAATCCAGACTGCCAATGAATCTTGATCGGTAGGCATCACGAACTCACCAATCTCAGCATCTCGTCCTCTTCTAACTAGCAAACGATGATACTTGGCAAGATTTAAAACGTATGCTCTATTCGCAGGACAACCATCATCATCAAACATGACAGAATTCTTCCAACGAATATTAGGAAACCCAGCATCAAGCATAGCTCTATCTGCTTCTCCAATATCCATAGGCATACCTATCCGGATACTTGTGGTCGCATCTGCTACATTCGTCAGATTCTTCTCAAAATTATCCAAGAAAGAACCTGTCGTAACAATCGTATCAGGAGCAGTATCGAAGAACCGAGCCTGCCGATAGATTGTTCTCAGACGATCCATCCCATTTAAAGAGAAATTATTGGAAATATCTGCGACTTGATGTCTCCAACTGGTTTGAGTAGCACGATTCACATTTCCAACGGTTCCAGTAGTATTGCTACTAGTGAAAAACGTCTGAAGCCCAGTAATCTTATCTACATCGGCATCTCCTCCATTCGAGAAAATTCCGATAGCTGATCCACCAATTCCATCTCGCATGCTAACTTCACCTGCTTCGAGGAAATTGTTTAGGATATTTTCAACCCCTGCATCTCCAGTCTTGACCATATCAAGACCAGAAACTAATACAGGCACCCTGATTTGAGTCCAATCATATACAAGTGACGTATATGGATCAGGTCTAACAGGAGCAGAAGTATCTAAATCGGTATATCCTTCTGCAACTGGAAGCTCTTTCAGGATGTTAAAACGTAAATGGGGCGCTCCATCAACAGTCAGGATTGCTCCCATATCACGCATACGGAAAAGCGTCGCAGTCCTGCTGGATACGTTATCCCACAGAATAGGTTGCGCCTCATCACGCATAATCGTAAATATACGACCGTATGTGCGTGTTAAAGATGTATTATTCGGCATTTAGTTCTCCATTTTTTTAGAACGAAGAACTAGCCATAAAATCAGGGTTGAACACCTTGCCCCCTGGCAATTTCCATAACCCGACGACTAACACTTGCTGGTGTAACACGTCCCTGTTTATCTCTTTCATAATCAGGCAATGCTACACTAGATTTAAACTCGGGTTCTGAACTTCTAGCTCTTCGTTCAGTTTCTTTCTGTTCAATCACTTGGCTTTGTTTATTTGAAGCATCACGAACCTCTTTAAAAGAGCTAACATTAACTAAAACCTCTTCAGGATTAGCATTCGGATACTTCTCAGCCATCACTCGATACTTTTCTTGATATTGATCTATCAAGTCTTTGCCGACTTCGACTCTCAGTTTCGACAAATCACCTTCAATCTTGGAAGTCAAAGACATCGTTCCCAAAGATTCCAGATCAGCAGTCTTAACCTCTAACCCGTCAATCTTCTTCTGAAGAGAATCAAGTGCATCACTTACCGTTGAATTCTCTTCCCTAAGAATACTTTTCAGATTAGTAAGACCTTCTCTTGTCTCAGCATCAGTCGCTGAAGCAATCAAACGATCCAGAAGTTTATCTTTCGCAGCATCAGTTGGCTTTGCATCTACTTGCTTAATCTGCTTCAGCAACTCTTCTTGCTTCTTCAAATTCTCTTCAGATCTAGTCAACTCTTGCTCACGACTTTTAACCGATTGACGATCTTTATCAGCAGCACTTTGGAAATTCTTCTTCGACTCCACTAAATACTTGATTTGTCTCTCGCGTTCATCCGCTGGAAGACTCCTAAGATATTCCTTAGTCTCTTCAGGAATGTCAGCAATCATTGGATCAAGTTTTAAATCCTCAGCCTTTCCGCTCTCCCCTTCGGGCCTCGCGGATCTCTTCGGATCTTCTGGCATCTAATTCTCCTTTTATTTTTTGTTACCTTTCACCATAGGTCCCAACTGGGACTTATTGTGACCACGCTCATACGGATTGTACTCGCCCTGAACATGCTTCGGCATTTCGATAACAGACGAATCGTTCTTCGTCGTTCCACCCGGAGCAGGTTTTGACTTATTAGCCATTATGTCCGGCATATTAGTCTCCTAGTGTTTTGAAGGCATCCATTAAGCCTTCTTTTTGTATTCTCTGTGCCGTTCTCTCGGCACATTTCTTCCGCTTCTGAGCGAACTCTTGATCTCGGTGTCTTTTTGATCGACCAACACCACTGACTTCGTTCTTCGACGGATGAACTCTATTGTTATTCACTAAAAATTTGTCGTAACCTTTTTTAGATCGAATCTCAACTAATCTTCCGTGATTGTCTACACGTTCAAATTCAAATGCTTTATCTTTATGAGTATAAGGTAACGTGTCTGGAGCATATGATCTCTCCCAAAGTTCTTCACAACACTCTGAAAGATGAACATCATTCATTCTTTGAAACTCTATCCAGGCATTACCACACTTATAACACTTATATTGATATATTGGCATTAACGTCTACTTGTGTTTACTCCCAACCCACGCTGGTTAGGAGCTACCGATCCAACTAAATCAGCAAAACCAGTGACACCTTCTCTTTGTTGACTGGATTGAGGAATTCTAGTATCTCCTTGCTGAGGAGAAGCAAGAGGTTGTTTTCGTTCTCTAAAGACTCCATGCTGTGCAATATGTTCATCTTCCTCTGCAGTTGGCCCTTCCTGTTTAGAAGCTTCTGAATGAACTGCAATATGAATATCATGATTCTCATTCGGACTCACTACTTGAGGAATACCCTGAGCCATTAATCGAGACTCTTCTGTGGCTGCAGCAATTTCTTCCTCATCATCACCGATTAAAGTTAGATCAATATCTTTGAAATCGTACTTCTTAAGCCACTGCTGCAGTAAAGGAAGCTCCTTAAATCGATTAGGGAACTGGGTCTTCAAGATTGTTACGAAATTCTCCCATTGTTTCCTATCAACCGCCTCATCCTTCGGAGGTCGCATAGACCCCGCCTCTAACTCATATTTGATCTCTTCTTGGGCTATTCTGTATGCTTCCGGAGTTGGATCACCATTTCCGTCTACTGGGAAGGTCGGCCACATCTCTTCCGATACTTCTTCTCCCAAAATCTCTGCAATCTTCTCTCTTGGCGTAAATTGCCATCTCAAAACTGCTATCCCACGCATAACATTCTTAATCCACTCTTCGTTTACATCTTGTCTCTCACCAACACGAAGTCTTTCTCCAGCCTGCAAATTCTCACTCTCAGTCGCCGTATCAATACCTTGCGATTGCTGAAGAAGTTGTTGAAATCCACTAATCCTCATCAAATCTTGTAATATCTGAGGTCTTAATCTGTACCAATCACCCGGCATAGAAGGTGTCTGAAAAGTCTTGATTGCAGTCTCTGAAATATTTGGTAGTTCAACAAGATCTATATCACTAGCTTTAGCAATATTCGCTTTCTGAGAATCAGTAAGTTCCCCTTCTCTAGTAAGAATCATCGCTGCAGCCCGTCTACCATGCCGAATCATAGCCGATGAAAACTCAGATAATTGCCTTAACTGTGGCATCATAGCCTGGACATCACTCATCGGATAAGAGTTGGCATTATCTTTCATCTCTGGAACAGGATTAAGTATTAGTGGATGATGTGAAAACCCTTCATTTACCCAGTTCCAATCCATCTCAAACAAAGTATCGGATGAAAATCCTTCCACAAGAGTAAATCTCTCTCGATTACGTCGATCCCACACATGGTGTAACATCTTTTTAACTGTTTCCGGATCTTGTGTAGGACCTCCTCTTCCTCCTGCAGAAGCTAATTGCACATTATCCTTAAATTTAAACAGTTTTGTCCTCTGCCCCGGTACTCCAACCCCTGTCTCTTGAAGCATATTCTTTACTTTATTCTTGTAAGCTGGATTTCTGAGCAAATCTTCCAATGTAACAGGCTCTTGCTCAATCAAATAAGGCGCTTCTCTTTGATTATTGTAACCATCCGGCCATAACATACGCCAACTTGGTACATTCGAGAAAAAAACGCGCTCATTGCGTCTCGTTTCATCCAAAATACCTAATTGAGACTCTAATTTGCCATTCAATTTCCCCTGAGGCGCTAATCGAGTAAATCCAATCTTTCCCCAACCTGGTGGCTGCAAAATAGAGTCTAAAAGAGTCGTTTTAGCCTTATCTTTGATCTGTAAATCTCTTACGTCATACTCTAAAACTCGCTCTAAAGTTTCTACAAATGGTTGATATTTAGAAGTATTCGTTCTAACAAATATCTTCGGATGTCGCGCATAGTAAGCAGCAATGGAAACCTTCACAAACTCGAAAAGGAAATTAACCTCCTCCATGTCACGGGCTCTATCTGTAGCATTCCCAAAAAATGTGCCAGTAAACATCTGAATAGCAGAAGTTCGAAGTTCTTTTGACTTATCTTCTTGCAGATCTTTGGCTCTTTGAATCCGACCCACCCAAATTCTGATCTCTTCCGGACTCTTAGGCATACTGCACTACCGCCCTTCTTAAATCTCTGCTATTCATCACTTTTTGTGCACGATGTCTCTCACTCAACTCAACATATTCGCCCATTGTCATATCAGTTTTCTGAATCTGCTTTACTTCTTTACCCGGCATCAAATCAACTCGATCAACGAATGTCATTGCATCTAAAATGTCATCATGCTCGCAATGAGGAAACTGTAGGGCTTCCGCTTCCATATCCTCAGTAAAATCATATTGTCTTCCATCAAATACCCTATTCTCAATCACTGTTCCCTTATCCGGCCATAACCAACGACCTTCTTCATACTGCGGAATCAATGAGAATATTCTGTCATTCTTAGCAACCTGATGAGACTTAATCTCATGGATCGTAAATACCAAATGCTCTTTTCTTCGTTGCTCTTCAAGATAAAAACAATCCGTTGTCTGAAATCCAATCGCTTCCCAAAGAATATCTCTGATCCCAAATTCCTTGATCAATCCAATCGCTCTCTGAATTCGCTGAGTAGGTGACAACTTATCTCTGATTCCATACCTAAGAAATCTCTTGTCATCACATAATCCAATAACCTCCATCACTGTATAGTCAGATCTTTTCTTGCGCTCAGAAGCCGGATCAACCACAAGAATATTCTTTGTGCCTACAGGAATCTTGCCCCAATAAAGAATGAACTCTTTCTTAAATCTTGCTTTCTCTGGATCTTCTGGTTTTAGAAGATGCTGACAACTAAAAGTCCAACCACTTGTATTAGCTTTAATCTCTTTGATGTCTTCTCTACTAAATCGACAAGCTACAGTGGGATTTCCTTCAGAATCTTCAAGAGGAATCTCTATCAACTTTATTCTTGGATTTCCCTTAAGTTTTGAGTAGAGATCAGAGAAATGATAACGAGTACCTTCATAATCTTGAATAGGCATGTGCGGATCATCAAATAAACCTACATTGAAACGATCATCCCAATCTCCAGTTTTCTTGATTTGATCTTCTGTATTAATTGAGTCTTCGGTTACAAGATCGTTCTTCTTTGCGATCTGCCAGTGTTTCCCGGTTATCTCAGTACCTATGCCAACAGCTTCTAATGTATCTTCACTTCTGCCGCCATCAGTTCTATTATCTACAGAGAAACCTGAGCGATTACCCCAATCCTTTGTATCAGGTATCAATTCAGGAAACCAAGTTTTAAGAGGATCACTTCTTAGAAGATTTTTTATACTCTCAAGATTATCAGAAGAAGTTTCCTGACCGTTATGAGCTAATACAGTATGAATGTTAGGGAAATTTATGATTAATTGAATTGTGTGAAGTTTGGTAATAATGGAACTCTTCCATAAAGTTCTAAAACCAAGATACAATCGTTGAATCTTCTGCATCTCATCTTTTGTCCAACCATTATCTTCATAGATCTCACCGGGAAGTAACATTTCTGTTACAGGAAAATTATTACCTTGATTAGAGTCAACACTTGGCACCATAAGATTGTGATACAGAAGCTTTTGGTTCATTAGCTGAACTTCATCACAAAAAGGTTCGTAGAATTCTTGATAGCGAGCAATTCGAGAGAAACTTTCGCCTAATTGACCTGCTAACCAAAATAAATCGTTCCTAGCTCTCCAACGGTTCTTTAATCTAATCCAGTAATGAAGATGGCGTTGCTGGCGCGCTAACATGGCACAATTCTTGAAATTCTCAAGTCTGGCTCTTATACGCTCTCGCATATAGCTATTATCAAACTGGACTAGCTCTTGAACTGTCAATCTACCTCCGGCGGCCTAGGCGGCTTAGTAGGTTTCATTGCAAGTAAACCAGAACTTCGCAGTCTGTCAGCGTAGTAGCCCATAACCCAGTTGCGAATAGACCTTTGCCAGGGAATGTCACCCCAAAGGGAGCCTGCAGGTTATCCTGAGTCTTGAACACCACATCACCCGCACTCGCATCATTCAGCTCAACAACCCAGGTCGCAGCAGTCGGATTTACCACAATGGCCGTAATCGTCAGACTGTCAGTGATGGAACTCGTTGCCCCCGTTGTATCTAAGAAAATTGGGTCCACAGTCAGATCATTCACTGCCCATGCAGGCGAAACCATCAATAACCCTAAAATCGCACTTAAGAGAAACCTCTTCATCGTTTGCCCTTCCTTAATAGGTGTCTTAATCTGCCAGGAGCACTGTTCTGTTTCACATTCTGAGCCTTAGCTGCAGCTTCCTGCCCTTTAGCCCAGGTCATATCAATACTGCCTATCAATACGGTCATCAGCTCAGCTAGATTCAAAGAAGTCGTAATTACTAGCTGTCCTTCAACCTTAGATATCTGTACTAATAGTTGTGCTTGAACCTCTTCCCCATTCTCACTCATCCTCTTGTAGCTCCACATATTTGAATCCTACATAGACCTGCTCATAGCCATTTTTAGGTCCAGATTCATAAATCTCAATCTTATATTCCTTCACAACTTCCCCCTCAGTCATTACAGTTGCAACAATCGGAACCCGATAATCGAATCAATTGAATAAGACCATCAGAAGTCACTGCGTCTACCTGATCAACAGATGGCTCGCAATCATCCTCATTTAAAAATAAAGGCATTGTCGCTAATTTTCTAGCTGCCCTCGTCAAAATCCAAAGCTCCTCTTTTCCGTAACTCTCAACAGAAGAAAGCTTTTTAAAAGAAACCCCACTCATCTTACACAAAATCCTTAGAGTGAAACTTTGTTTCGATTCTTTAGCTCCGTCTAAATTATAGACAAACACCGCTTTTGCTTCCGTATTAAGAATGTCCTCTATGACGTCTGGTATCAACCACCCACTCTCATCCATATCTTTCAAAATCTGGTTCACCGTCCTCTTACTCAACCTCTTTGTCATACTTCCTTCCCGTCTTTTAATATCTTCCTAGCCTTACTAGGCGAAAGAGCCTTACTCTTACTTGGTCTATGACTACCCGGATGCTTTGCCATGATTAACCCTCAATCTGCCCATCTTTCTCATGTGATCAAGAATACTGTATTTGGGAAATGACTTCTCCCACGCCTTCTTTACTGCCTCTGGGTTCCAAACTCTACTCATAGTCTCAGCATACTTATGTAGCTTCTTTGCCATACTTTCCTCCAATTGAATTGAGAAGGGGAGAACATCTACTTTAGAGGCTGTTGGCGACATCCAAGTGGGACTGCTCTTAAGTGAACCGACTACCAACTGTCTTAGTTCGTTTAGTCGAGCAGGCCTGCCTCTTCAATCTGAACCTCCCATAGACGCCTATAAGCTCTCCCTCTTCTCAAACTATATAAACTTGTTACTTCTTTCGTCTTCCTCCCAATCCGGCATAAATGCCGCTAGGTGCATAGGTAGCTAAGGTAAAGCAGGTGTCGCTAGCAAAAGGTGGCGTAGCTCAAAAGATAGTAGTCTGGCCCTTTTCTGGGTTCGCCCGACTATGACAGAGCACCGTTACCTAATACCTTGTCGATCTTCTTCAATTGCTTGTCAACCTTCCGCTTCCTCCCTAAAACCTTCCTCACAGCTTTAGTAATACGACTCATTGCTCACCTACACCGTATGTAACTTGCCTTTAGCCTGAAGTTCCTTAGTCAAAGGTTCCCTATGCTGACTTGTATCTACACCTACAGTTTCCTTTGTATACACAACTGTGCACTTAAGCCGTATCCACTCACTTAGACTTATCCCCGCTCTAATTGCACAATCTTCCCATCTCTCCTTCTCATCAGCACTTACACGTAAAATGATTATCTGATCCTTCATGTATATACACCAAATCCCCGGGGTTTGCCTTTTACCCCTGTTTGTCTATACAAATCCCCCATTTTCCTAGAAATTTCTGCCCCTAAGGACTCCATTTGTACATACATTCCTCAGTTCTCTCTGCATCCCTCAGTAAATTCAACCTCATACTCAACCTCCATCAACATTAATCCCAACTCATACACCATATCGTCAGTATGTACTCTAATTAGCTCTCTAAGGAACTTTCTGTACTCTTCAGTGTCCTCATACCTTTTCTCCATTAAATCCTCTTAGAAGTACCCCTACGTTGATTCTAGCCCTGTATCAATATACCCCTGGTATCCCTTATTAACCTCTCTGGTATCTGTGTGTGACTGGAATGAAGGGGACTCATATAGATTAGTAGGGGGGTGGGGGTCAACCTCGTTTACCCTTTGCTTAGTCATGTTGAGGCTCTATCTCTATTAAGTCATTACATTTAGGACACATTGTAGTTGACATAAGGGTCGTTATAGCACCCTCTTTCATAAAGGCTTGAGCCTCTTCATGTTCTGAGAGTAACGGTGCTTGGTTCTGCCTAGTTTCACCACTTCTCTTGATGATCTCGTAAAGCTTGAGTCTTATCGCTGCTTTTGCTGCTTGAGGAGCACCTTCAAGGTAATCTCTTATGCCTTTTACTTGCTCTTCTAATGTAAAATCCGTGCTTGTTTTGGCCTTAAGTTCTTTGATTGCTAGTTGGGTACCTGGTTTAGCAAGGATATCAGAATGGGCGTTAACAGCTGTATTAGGTGAGTAATGGGCATCTTTAGCTGCTTGCCGGCCTGACTTATGATTTAGAGTATATTCTCTTGAGAAATGTCTTTGCTTACGAGTAGGTTTTATAGTTTTTGGCATGTGGTTGTCTTATCACGCTTTACAGCAATCAGCATTACGGCTCGCATCATTCATACAGACTGCAACGCAATCCCCGTGCTGGCGAATATAAGTCATTGAAAAGAACAGAGTTATGTAAGACAAATAATTGAGCTTCTTTTGTCTTGGTACTCTTAGTTAAAGTCTTACCATACATTTTGCCTAATTTCAATCCTTTTTACACCTTGGCATGAAAATAAACACCATTTTTACCCTCTTTCCTCTTGACACATCCGATCGGATCGGATAAACTTGTCTTAGATAGTCAAACACGGAGGCAATTATGAAGGTCGAAGTTGATGGGTACACGGTAGAGAATGAGGCAATCAGTGAGGTAATTGACAAACTCGCCGAAGCTGACGGTTCACCTATTGAATTAAGCCGTATCCAATATATGGCAGAAGCAGCAAAACTCTTAATCCTTGCTACTGCTGAAATATACGAAGGAAAATCAACTGTTTGACGATGCCAAATAAAATCGAATGCCAAACTTGTGGATGGGAAGGCAAAGAATCTAACCTTATCCCCTGGTTAGGTTTAAGCGGAATGGAGCCCGGTTGCCCTAGTTGCGGCAATACTGATTTCTTGGACTTAGAATTAACTTAACACGGAGAATTAATCATGAAATCTAAATGTGACTTCTGCACTAAAGATGCTCAAAGAGCTTGGCAGCGGGGTGCTGTCATTATCAAAGCTTGCCTATTCCATTGGTATAAATTCATGATACGGCATTACAGACCGTCAGTAAAACTGTAATGGAAAAACTTGTCGGAATCCTTATAACCTCAGTATTATTGGGCTTTTTTGCCTTTGGCACTTACTGGGCCTGCTTTTTAGGACATATGGCCTATAACATCTACAAAGACCCAAATATTACCTTTGTTTGGAATGAAAAAGGCCCAGGTCTTGCAATAAAACTACCGGCCAGTAGGCCATAACACACGGAGAATAAGATAATGGATGCGATAGCCGAGATTGTTGACGGTAAATGGAATGTAAACGGTAAAGAACGAGGATGGACAGACTCAACACCTTATTATGTAGTTTATTACGCCCTACGTTGGATCGAAGGTTTTGACTCTGTTAAAAAACTATGAAGTTCACGATCAGATTGTTGCTCTGTACGATAGCGGCTTTAAATATATGTGTATTAGTAGATGGTTCAGTAGAGGGACATCTCAAAATAGTAAATTACACGGCAGTCATATTCCCAATCGTAGGTGCATTAACAATGAAGCCTTAAATCATACTTTAAGTAATTCACACGGTCTTTGCTCCTCTGTGGCTTCTCCGTGGGGCCTTTCCTGGTGTGGTGCCGGGACAGAGGAGCACCAAAGTTAGGAATAGAGATGAAGCCTATGGAACCTGATGACCCCATTAGTCCAGCATTTCCTTGCAATCTTCACACTAATAGCAAAGGAATGGCACTCGATGTCTATGCCTGTATCCAGCTTAAAGTGCCTGAAACAGCTATATCTTGGCTTGATAACCTCATTAAGGAGTCAAGACGGCTTGATTATGCCGGGCAGGCCTTACAGGGTCAGTGTGCTAATCCTGAGGCTATTGAAGCATCAATGGAGCAGGGTGACTCTGATCCACTTGCCGCTCTAAGCAGATTAGCTGTAGCTGCCCACAACATTGCCGATGCCATGGTAAAGGAGTAAGGATGGACCGATTAACGTTTATTGATTACAAAGATGCCAAAAATACAGTCACTGCATTTAAGGAACACTGCGACGCAAATGGATGGTCTTACAATTCAGTTGGATTAAGTTTGATTATTGAGTATTTGGAGCGCAATAAATCAGATGAAAATGGTGAGTAATGATATGGGATATATTGGCTTTTTTAGTAGTTGTTTGTCTAACGCTTAAAGCATTTGATCCTAAATATCGTTACAACGAACATCAATCTTGGGAACCAACAATGCCAGAGATTTGGTTGATGGCTTTAACTATATTATTTATGTTGTGGCGTTTGATTTATTAGAACAGATCTAAGGGGAATGGTATGAAAAGTACTAAAGCTGATAGAGATATTATAGAGATTACAACACAGGTGCTGGATTCTTTCTCGGAATTGCAAAAGTTAAAATATTGTGACACTTTGGGCAGTTCTGATGTTTATCGGAAGTTTTATTGAGGAGGAGAAAAAGTGATGAATAACGAAGAATGGGAGGACACATGCAATCAAATACAGGGTCTCTTAAAAAGCCTGATAAGTCATGAAACTACCTACTATGATTGCTATGAAACCATAAAGGAATTAATGAGTAAATATAGGCAAGGTAGATAGGAGATGATCCATACTTTCATACACATCATGGGTTGGTTAGCATTATTTCTTGTAATACTTTGGGCAATTCTTATATTTATTGGTAGCTTTGTTGAGAAGCAAAAATAATAAAGGCTGATGATGTACCTAAGACGTGACAACTTCAATAAGTTGATTTTTGTAATCATTCTGTCTGGAACTTTAAATCTGATGCTATTGGGACTTTGTTATTTAGAGATAACAAGCCATCGAACCTTTCTGGGCCGGGTTGTTGACTTTATATTGAGGATTGTTTGATGGAACGATTGCCGGATAATTCAAGTTTTTACCCAGTATATGAGGAAGAAGTGGAGTGTAGTTTGTGCGGTGAATTGATGAACCGAAATGGGGGAGATAATGGTTGGGACTGTCCAGATAAAAAATGTGACAACGAAATCGCTGATTGTGGGCCTTATGACGTTAATGCTGATGAGTTCGGTGGGCCTTTCAGAGTGTGAAGCTCATTATAACAATTCTGAAAAAACAGGTTTAGCCTCTTGGTATGGAGGCGGTGAAAAACTCAATGAATTTATGGCTAATGGACAAAAATTCGATCCAGAAGCCTTAACCTGTGCAGCCTGGGGCTATCCGTTTGGAACAAAACTTCTTGTTACTAGTTGGGTAAATGGCAAATCAATCATCGTTGTAGCAACAGATCGTGGCCCCTCCAAAACCAAATATCCTAACAGAATTATTGACTTAACCAAAGAAGCTTTCTCAAGGATAGCTGATCTTGATGTTGGCATTATTCCTGTGACTGTCGGTCTAGCGGAATGAATGGATTTACGTTTATAAGCCCGACTAGAACTTTGACAATGACTAACCCGTTCTAGAATTTAGTGGAAAGAAACATGAACGAATATCAAACCTCTATGTTTTCATCAATGATGATTGCCCAACAGCAGCTTGACATACAACGATTCACAAATTGGAAGCAAAGACATGTTGACCCGTTGCAGTAGCTGTGGTCAGTCATTCATATCTATCTGGCAGGAAAGATGCCAGGATTGCCGGGCGATTCTCGAAGAAAAATACCGAGCCCTGGAAATACTCAAGGTTAAACGAAAAACGGAGCTTGACGAAACCATACGACAACTAGAGGAGTTACAAAATGACTATTGAATATTACGGCACTGATCGTGCTGATGTAGATGAAAGCGTACACAAATGTCTGAAGGAAAGACCCGATTGCAGGGTCGTTTGGGAAGGATTGGTTGAGACTGGCAAATATATGGTCAAAATTGAGGAGAACCATGATCAGACAAAAACATGATGACCCAGAATTCGAAAGCGTTTTCCCAGATGAGGAGGCCGAATACCACTATAACGAATGGTGTGACTGGCTTGAATACAAAGAACTCTATACAGATATCAATTCTGGAAAGGTCGATTGTAACGACCTGAATGATCACCAGAAAGAACTAATGAACCGAGAATGGCCACAATGGCTGGAGGAACAACAATGAGTAATCAATTTGCTACAAATGCAGGGACATCAAAAGACGATGGGTCTATCTGGATGAACAAAAATTTATGGGAAGAAAGACTCGATTATGAGGAAGTTACAGGGGCCGACGGCTCAAGAAAAATGATCGTAGCCCAAGATCCCAAAGAAGTAGGTAATAAGAAAACTGGCTACTCAACTAAACACCTTAGCCGTTATAAACCCATCATTGGTAAATATTTAGATGGATTCGAATATAAACAAGAATTTGAAGGCAATGTCAAAGATATGGCCGCTATTAAAATCCAATGTGCTAATGAAAAAAAACTCATCGTAAAGAGCACAGCATGGCGCTTCAAAACACAGCATAATGCCTGCTGCTTTGAGCTTGGAGATCCTATCGAGGTTCATCGGTGGGGATCTGGCACTGAAACCATATGGGTCATTAAGAAGCCGGGCTTTGAAAGTGCAGAGGAGTATCCGGAATACCTCGCTAAGGATGCTGGCAAAACACAGGAGGATAACCCCAATGCCGTCCCATTCTGAAGGGAAGCCGACCACATCAAACGAATCAGAGCAAAAGCAAGAGAACTTGTCGAAAGAGAAGGACTCAGAACCAACTTGGAATGAGGCCAAAAAAGCCACTCAAGAGGCTATCCATGGCGACAAAGACACAACAAAACCGGTTGTTTACCAGAAACTAGATATGACCTGCCAAGTAATGGGGAAATGCCTACAAAAGGCAGAACTGATAGCTCCTGGCTACTCTAAAGAAGACCATAGAGCCATGGCAATCTCTATGTATATCCAGCTTCGTGGAGGGCTTTGATGAGTAAAAAACAAAAGCTGTTAGATTTTCTCATTGCTGGCCCTAGAACTAATTATGAGTTGTGTTTGGCTGGATTTGCTTGTTGTTACTCAAAAAGAATCAGTGAGTGGAGAGCAAAAGGCTATGTAATCCTTTGTGAACGCATAAAGACACGCTGGGATGGTAACTCTCTATTTCTCTATACCCTTCAAGGCCGGGAATGCCCTGAATGTGAAAGAGTCTACCCAGTAGGTGAAGAAGCTAGAGTAGAAGCAGGGATGAAGTGTTCAATTTGTGCCATGGGAGCCGATATGTACACTTGATCCACCACCCCAAGAAGAATGGGATTTCGTATGAAAAGCCATACTTGGTTCAGTATTTCTTTGATCTTTGTAATTATCGCTGCACTTTTGCATATTATCAGTCTGGTAATGGAACAGGCCAAATGAGAGAGTTTCTCTTCTATTTTCTTGTGGTATTTTTTACAACCTTCTTTGCAATAATGATTTACAAAGAATTCACAGGACCAGAGCCTCAGATGAGATTCGACAACATCAACCCAGAATATATGGAGTATCTGGCTGATAAAACAACGAGAGTGGAGAGACACTAATGAAAGATAGCTTCGAAATAATCTGGCTGGTATGGACCCCTATTGGAGTGGCAATACTGATTGTCTGGTGGATTTTCTTATGAGAGAAATAAAGTTCAGAGGCTGGTTAACTGACTTAAAAGAAATGACTTATGACCCTCTTATCAAAATCACTGGAAGTCCATCTGGTGTCTATCTCAATGGATGGTTGAAAAATGAATACAATCAAAACCCATCCATCATCCTAATGCAACACACAGGCCTTAAAGATGAAAACGATAAGGAAATATGGGAGGGGGATATTGTTTACTGGGATGATCGGGGCTATACCGATGATTGGGGAGAAGTCGTAATAACCTACGCAAAAGGAGGATTTTGCTTCAAGGGGACTGAAGCTCACTCCATAAGTAGTTGGATAGAAACAGAATCTCATTGTTTTGGTGAAGCGCTCTTAGATGTAGAAATCATTGGCAATATCTATGAGAATAAGGAGCTATTAAATGAAAGATAAACCAGCATTTCCAATCTACCCAAGAAGCGAAGGACTTAAGGTCACGGAGTTTGCAGATGGATTAGGCATCTCAGTCCGGCAATATTATGCTGCTCATGCTCTACAAGGATATTTGGCCTATACAGACAAATTTAAACCAGATGAAGTTGCTAAAATGTCATTTCTATATGCAGACGCTGTGTTGGAGGCAGAAAATGATTGAAAAGAAGCTTTCTAGGCAGCGAATCTGGCAAATTAAACATAAACAGTTGGGATTATGTCGGTTGTGCTCTCACCCTATTTTCCCAACTTCATCCTTATGTAAGAAACATTTAATATCTAAAAGAGTAGCCAAACGTAAAAAAGCTGGCCACAGCCCTTGGAAAAAAGGAAGTGCCGGTACACCACCAAAATGTTGAAAATAATGCTTGATTTTACCCCCTCATACAGTAGAAAATGTCCTCAAGGTGAGAGTAAAGTCAAAGATAACCCATATTCCCACTTTGACCGTTGGCAAGTCTTTGACGACTTTCTCACCTTAAGCCAGCGGTCATTTTTATGCCCACTGACTAATGCGGATATCCTGGGTCAAGCGACCAGCAGACGACTGATAAAGCCAGTCTATCTGAAGATACGGGAGCAGTTAGCCCATAAGCGCCAGGCTCTAGACGTAGAAAAAACGAGACAAGATAGAAAGACGGGTGTTTCCTCCTTGGGTTACCAGCCCGTTAAATACCGAAACCCAACCTGTGTGGCAGGAACCCTAAACAGGTTTAATCTGATTAGACCTGTAGCGACGGTGATTAGGCGGCAACGCCTCGGATCTTCTTTCTATCGTATCTCTTCTGTTAACCCATTAACTGCCTGGGATCGTAATCTTCTAAATCACCAGAGCTTAGGGAAGCTTATGTCAGATAAAGTTTATAAAATACCTTATGGGGCTAAAACAATTCTGAAAAGAAAAGTTCCTTCTAAAAAATCTATGAAGCAACTACTAAGAAAGTTTGACTCACCAACTGAACGTAAATTCTATTTTGTTTGGTTAAAATATCTTCATAAGAATCATCATCCATTCACACTAATCCCCCAATGGCATGTAGGAAAATTCAGAGGAGATTTCTTAGTTCCTGAGATGAAAACAATCATTGAAGTAGATGGAGGATATCATCTGTGGAACCAATCTAGAGATAGGTGGAGACAAAATCTGATAGAGAAACAAGGTTACAAAGTAATACGCATAACTAATGATGAATTCAATGATAACCCGGAGGAGGCAATAAAAGATATGGTTCAGAGATTGGGGTCTGCCTACTTATGAAAAACAGAAATAAAAGAAAAGTAATGATTAAACTTCTTATGTTGTGGACACTTTGTTTCATTTGCAGAGAACAAGACTTAATAAGTAAAGCTACAGAACTTTACAAAGAAACTACAGTAATGAATGTAACTATAACGTATGACGAATATGGAAATGAAACAGTAGATGACCCAAACATAATCACAATTGGTTTCTTATGCTCAAATGGACATGAATTCTCATACACTCAAAATGAATTCTTTCTTAGGGTTATAGATGCAAATAGATATATGCACGGTAAGGAAATCAATGATGAAAAGTAAAAGAGAAATTCTGTCAATTAAACAATGTAGACGGCAAAAAAAAGGAAAAAGATGTCAAGCAAATGCAACCATCAAAGATTCACAAACCAATCAAAGCTATTGCGCTAGACACTACACAATCATGCTTGAAGAAAGATGTGACAATTTATGGGCTCAAATCATCACAAAGAGAGGTTCTTGTGAGAAATGTGGAACTTCTCAGAATCTTCAGGCTTCCCATATCTTCTCAAAAAGAAAGAAGTCAACTCGTTGGAATCCTGAGAATGGATTCTGCTTGTGTTTAAATCATCACCTTTTTTGGTGGCACCGTGAACCTATCGAAGCTTTTCTATGGGCTGAAGAGATGTTAGGAACAGAGAAAATAGAAGAGCTTAGGAAGAGTTCACAACAGCTAGCTAAGGGAATAGACCTTGACAAAATTCAAACTTCATTGGAGAGAGAGTTGAGTGAATAAGGAGGAGTGATGGGAGATGCAAATTATGAAAACTTCGGAGATATTTCAGATTGTACTATTGAAGAATGCGCTGAATTAATCCATGCCCTAAGTAAAGCGAAGCGGTTTGGTTGGTTTTCCTATCATCCATATAGAACAGGGCCATCTAATATTGAGCAAGTAACTATTGAAATCGGTGATGTAGAGCGCAGACTTAAGAAATTACGTAAATATCTCAATGATGAAAAGAGAAGGGGGCGGGCAGATGAATGATGGAGGACCAGCATTTCCAAGTAACACTCAATGGACTAAAGATTTAGGCATGTCACTAAGGGATTGGTACGCAGGGATGGCAATGAATGAACAGGAAGTTCAACTCCTCCGCCTGCAATTTGAACATGCTAATTCTGGAAGCGGCCCCTACACAATGGCTGAACTGAGATTCTTCAATGCAGACGCAATGATTAAAGAACGAGCGAGTAAGACTGACTAGAGCCGTCAGGTAATCTTGACTTTTAGGAGATTGCACAATATGAAACCAATCATTGGATTCTTAATCAGTTTATTCATTTTAGTTTACTGTGCACTAATACTACTCAATTATGGAGAAACCTATCAATCCATTTGGGAAGTTAAGAGTCAATTTGTTGAAAGAAATAACCGTATCTTTATTAAACAATCTGACGAAAGGTTAGGAGGTGGCTTGGACACGATATTGATTTATCGTTGCAAGGATGGAGAGTATGAGCTTGAACCACGCAAAGAATTTAACAGAAAACTTCTACGGATTAAACAGCTCAAATGGGCCTGGATGAAACCTAATGATTGAACATGTACCAAGAACATATCCAAAAAGATTATTTAATGTAGCAAGAGAGGACGAAATGACTAAAGAACAAAAACTAGACGAGATCTTTGAGAACCACTATGAAAAGTATCCATCTGCTGCTGATTTGGAACGTGGAATCAAAAGAGCCATTCTCAACTGGTCCCAAGAACCAGACCCTGGGATGGAGGAGAGAATTTGGGCGGCATTAGGGGAGATACCTTACAGAGAAGAAGCCATAGAGTTGATTCTTCAAGCCGTAAGAGGGACCAGTAAGGAATGGTGCAGTCACACTTTTTACGAGCATGGTAATTGGGTCTGTCAAGTGGAACAAGATCGAAGATTAATCATACCCGAATACTGGAATATGTGTGCGATTTGTGGAGCTAAGAGGCCAGAATGATAGCTGAGAGGTTGAACGTACTTGGTCGAAGTCTGCGTGCGTTTGAACTTCACTACCAACACACTCTAACAGGAATTAATCCAAAAGGGATTTGGCTTGGTTGCCCCTATATTTTTCACGATATATGTACTTATAAACCAGATAGTCCAAAAAGTCTTTTTCAATGCCCTGAATGTGGTCTTAAATTCATAAACAAGAAAGATGAGCAATACATTTGGTTTGGAACAGACACATTATGGAATTGGCCTATATCAAAATTAAAAGAAATAGTTCAAGCTATAACAGACACAACAATTCAAAAAGGGTCTATACATGGATAAATGGTTAGGCGAAAAAGGGAATGAAGATGAAGCGTGGCAGATTGTTTATCCAGTGAATGATACAAAGCTACATGACATTGATTCAGCAGATTGTGAATGTAAGCCGACACTAGATGAAGAAAATTCAATATTGATTCATAACTCATTTGATTGCCGGGAAGCTGTTGAATGGGCAGAGGATGTATTAAAGACGAGGCCAGAATGAACCGACAGATTCGTTGGCAGAGAGCGGAACCTAGACCTAAGCAGGATTTGGAATTCTACAACTGCATATTTGATGAAAAGAACGGTAGATATGACAGTTCTAAACCACACCAACATCTAGTGCTTGAGTCCAGAAGAGATGAAAATGGGATTTGCTGCATGTTTGCAGACAGCCTTTTGCCTGTATTTGGAATGAGTTTAAGGGATTTCACTTTTAAACCTAAACCAAGTCATAAAAAGGTTTGTGGCGAGTGTGGTCAAGAGATTAAAGGGGAGCGATGAACAAAATTACAGAAGACCTAACGTACCTCCTTAGCGACTTCAAGAACAATCGGTTAAACTTTACGGAAACAGTACTCAAAATCAATGAGATATATGCTAGAGCCATAGGTGCGATCCCAATGTCTGAACTTTACAATCTTGAAACTGATGCGAGCACGACAGGTATGCAAGGTGAACAACGATGAGCCCAACAAATAGGAGAGAAGATGAGTGACGAAGCTAAGATTAATGAGTTAGAAAAGAAAATCAAAGAACTGGAATCCGATGTTAGATTTCTAAGAGCATTAGAAGCTGCCGGAGTTGATAATTGGGAAGGTTATTCTGAAGCACAACAATTATGGGAGCAATGAGTGAGTGCGGAAGAGAGGTGAGGGAGTGATGGAGATAAAAGATATAAATATTGTTGTCAACATTGATGCGAGACTTGATTACTTAAACCCACCACAAGACAACATTGAGAGGCTTGTAAGAGAGCAATCAACTCACAAGATTCAGATACTAGGTAAACGACTAGAACGTATCATCGGTGTATTGATATTAGAGATGGCAGTCTGTACAGCCGAATCGAGCCGTCAGGAGATCTTGACTCCCGAAGAGACTGCCCAACAAAAGTTAGTGAGGGACAAGGAGAATGAGTGAACCATATACCCCAGCATTAGCAGCAATAGCGACTAATCCTAAAGAAGCTTATGAGCAGATCACTACCCTAGAAGAAGAGGTAAAAGCATTAACAGAGGATAACGAAGAAGCTAAACAGCTACAAATATACCGCTATGAAGAACATCAGAAAGAGGTAGGGCGTTATAGAGAGGCGTTAGAGAGTATCGCAAATGACCCGCACTGTGACTATTTTCATAAAGAGGTCCAGGGGGCCGGGCAATACTCAATAGGCATTGCTGATGGGCACAGATGCTCAGCGGCTAAGGCTAAAGAAGCTCTCAACGATCAGTCTAGTCCCAAGGAGGAGAAATGAAATTCAAAGGGAAAGTCGGGGGCTGTCATTATTGCGGTAATACCAAAAGATTAGCTGACCCAAAATGGTTGAAGGAGGCCAGAAAGCAACTAGGGTGGTCACTAAGGGCTGTGGCGAAGCAAGTTGGCATTTCTGCCCAGTATATCCACCACTGCGAGCAAGGTCGTGGTAGAGCTGCTGAGAAACTAATTAGATTTTATGAAAAGGTTGCTTGAAAAACTGTAGCGAGCAGCACCGTATCTTGGCTAAGAAGAGATTGCACAACAAAAGGAGGGGATTAAGGATGAAGCCTATAAAGATTAAACAAACAAATTTTACTTATGCTCAGGATCAAAAAGAATATATCCCACTTCCGGTTCACAAAGCTAAAGATGGAGTGGTTACAAGCTGTTGGGGTTTCTCTTTTATCGAGAGGTTACAAGTTTTATTTATTGGCAGGATTTATTTTCAGACCATGACCTTTAACCAATCGTTGCAACCTCAATTACCATCTATACAGAATCCAGTCAATGAAACCTAAATTTACAATCCATGTAGGCGGCACTGATTATGAAGCAGAAGTTATCATTGAGCCATTAGATGGTGATTCTTTTGAAGATTTTATGCTAGCGACAGAATTTATGATGCACAAAATGTGTCAAAGGAGTAAGGCAGGATATGAGAGAGCGTTAGAACTTCTTTGTAAAGGGGCAATGACTTGGAAAGAATTAGAGGAGGATCAGGGTAATGGGTGACCCATTTACAGAAAAGAAGACACAAGTAGCTAAAGCTAAAGATGAAGCAGATCAATATGTTAAATTTCTTCAAACCCAACTAGAGCAAGCTCAAAATGAGCTAACCCAAGTAACTCAGGAGAGGGACGGGGCACTAGAGGCTTCTGAAGTTATAAACAGCGCAGCATTAAGAACGATTGATGAACTAGAAGCCCAGTTAAATAGGAGCGAGGCCGAGAACACACGATTGAGGGACGAGTTAAAGCAAGAACAGAAGATGAGAGATGAGTGTCGTTATTGGAAAGATTGGTGGAAGGATAAATATGACCGTGTTGCAAAACTATGGAATGAATCTCTCGAATCTGCAAGGAAGATCAGCTAATGGATTGGTCCGAGAAGAGTGCTAAATGGATGAACTGGCCTCATTTAAGTGAGATCCCTCAAGAACCCTATCCAAAAGCTCCTTATTACACAGTTGGGGATAATGGAACAGTCTATGTTACCTATGGTGATAACTATGATGAGTGTGACAGTTGGAACCCAGAGAAAGATTTTAATCAGCTAGAGCTATTAAAGCAAAAGATGAGGGAGTTGGATAAGTGGGATCAATATGCTGTGGCACTTTGGGAGATTTTAGGATTTGAGACGATTAGTATAAGAGTCTTCAGAGGTGCGTTAGAGGCCACCCCTGAGCAACACCTACAGGCTATGGAGAAGGTAATGGAGACAAGAGATGAGTGAAGCACGGTATCGAACTAATGATTATAGATATATCCATGATGGCGATTGTTATTTCTGGTCATGGAAAATCTGCACCTGTGGGTTGCTTCATTGGTTAGCTCAAAAACTACCTAAAGCACAATGGGTTATTAGTGAATATGCTGAACACCAATCAACATTAGGGAAATTATGTACAGATGATGCGAGCACGACAGGATCTCTTGGCGAAGAAGAGTCCGTCGCAACAAAAAAGTTAAATACTCACAGATTTGGAA